CAATAAACATCATATGAGCAATAGCACTAATACCAAATGCCCATACACTATCTACAATCAAAATAGCAAAAATGCTTGACCACATAAATGCTAACACCTGCATCATCATATGACGCACTTGTAAGTCTGGGATATGTCTTAATGGATTAATCCTATGATCCATAATGCCATTCCAACCTGATACTATCCATTCTTTAATCACGTGCAAACTCCTGTTGTAATTTAATGTTATCCATAAACTCTTTTTTAGTACTCATATCTTCACTAAATGCACCTCTAAGAACAGTTGTTTGTGTTAAACTACTCTTAGCACCAATACCTCTGTTCTCACAACAACCATGTGTTGCTTGTAAGTAAACACCTACGTTATTACTATGAGTTGCCTTTTGTATTTCATTTGCAATAACATTATTAAGTTCTTCTTGTAGTGTACCACGTCTTGCACACCATTGGGCAATACGTGTATATTTAGAAAGTCCTATAAGTGTTTCCGCGGCAATGATACCAATATATGCTACACCATTCACTGGTTGGTGATGATGCGAACACATACTTTTTATTTCACTTCGCACAACCAACATACCTTTATAACCATCATCTACATGATTAGGAAATGCAGTTGCATTAGGCATTGGATTGTAACGTCCGCTCATTATTTCATTGAAGTACATTTTTGCAAGTCTTCTTGCAGTATCCTTAGAATTAGGATCGTTGAATCGATCGATGATTAATCTGTCTAAAACAGATTCAAATGCTTCAGTGGCTTCATCGATTAATATCTCTTTTTCGCCACTGAGTATATGTTTCGAAATGTTATCGCCTGCCCAGTAACGGTCTTTACTGTCAGCAATACGTTTCGTAATTTCTTCAAATTTTTTCAATTCACTTCTCCGAGTTATAGACGAGGATGTCTCGACCATTAATTATGTATATAATACATTATATTTAGGTTTTTGTCAAGTATTTTAATAATTAAAAGTACTTTTTGAGCATTTCAATTTGATCGTGATACATTGAAATTACATTCAATTCTTTTTCGATCGCTTCCAAAATGTCTGGGTGTTCACCGACTCCAGCCGCATTATGGAAATATACTTCAACATTTGCCTTGTGCTTTGCAATATGACCTTCTGCGTGTTTAATCATTGCATCTATCATAAGTTGTCTATCGTATGCCATTTTAGTTCCTTTCTATTTGCGGAATAAACTTGTCCGCAATCAATTTATGAACATCAGTTGTATAATGTTCGTCATCAATAAAGTTTGTTTCCAAACCTTGCTCTGTTAGAAATTGGTCTACTGTCTTATCTGCGACTATTCCGTAATTGCAATCCCCAATCATATTTAAGTCTTTAGGTAAATGTGTGATATCGTTAATGGCAAAAATTTTTAATTTTGCCTTATTATCCTTACACAATTGATTCCAAAGATAAACTTCTTTAAAAAATGCTCTCTGGTTTGTGATTGTCATCAGTTCATACCATGCCTTTATTCTTTGATAACCTTCTGACTGTAAATGGGGTTGTTCTACATCAAATGGTTCCCATCTTAGAGCCAATACAGGATCAATAGCATAATCACCTTTCACAGTTATTCTTCCACCATCAAAACTTTGTTCTTTATCTAACCACATTTGAATATTCCAACAATCTATTTTGTCATGTGTTTCTTCTTTCATCATGTGTCTTTCCAAAGGCACAATGTTTTCGTAGTGACAAGGATTGTGAAAACCTAATCTAAATCTATTCCAATATGTTTGTTGAATGATTACTTCATCAATATCATTATAATGTTTGAATAAAAATGCTAACCTTTCACTGTAATCATACCAACCTCTTCCAGGACAAGCAAATATGGCTCCGTACTTGTTTTGATTGTTGATATAAAACTCTGCCCAGTTGTTGTCTAGCCAACGATCTTTATCGCCGGCCTTACCTGCATAACTATATCCTGCACTATGACTACAACCTATGACAGCAGTTCTCATTGATCAAACAACTCCATTTGTAATAGTTCACTTTTAGATGTTACTGGCTGTATGTATGTGCTTTTGGTATAGTTTCCCTTTTCAGGAATAACGTGTCTTACACCGCCTTTAGGATCTTTCATATCACCTTCACGTCTTGGAATAAGATGTACGTGCGGCCACATAATTGTTTGACCTGCACTAGAGCCTATATTCTGTCCAATGTTATAACCTGAACAATATTCTTTGTCTACCCAATCATAACCCCAGGCGTATGCGGCCTTGTAACATTTTGCTAGGTCTTCCCAGGTTTGTGTTTTAGGTACAAAAAGAATGTGTCCTTCTGTTACGGGATACTTGTCTTTAAATACTGTGAAGTCCCTGGTGTCTATTAAGACGTCTTTCCATGGGATATCTTTAAATTCCATAAGTGTTCTCCATTGTTATTAATATTCACTGATATTTTCCCAAGGATACACTAGCCAAACATCTTCATCTGCTTTGTTTACTGAGTCCGAATAATAATCCACTTGGTCAAATTCACTTGATAGGTTCTCGGTAAGTGTACAGAACCTTACTGATTTCCCCCATACTTGTTCCCACCATGGGTCATCTGGTAAACAACTCTTTTGCCAATCTTCTTTTAATGCTTTGAATGTAGCACCAGAGTCATTTATATCATCAACTATTAGTATTTTCTTTCCTCGTGCAGTAGTTGGCATTTCTCTTTCTTTTAAACCAAATGCTTCTTCCGCCAGACCTTTGCTTGATTGTACAACTTTATTATCATCTCTGAAACTTATTTTAATTGCATCTGCAGGTATATCTAACATATTAGATAACATTGTTGCAGGCACATTACCGCCTCTAGTAATACCAACGATTAAATCAGGTCTCCAATTTGAATTGTATAATTGTACAGTAATCTGATGACACATCTTTTCAACATCATTCCAACTATAATATTTTTTCTTAATCAAAGTTTTTCTCCACTGTAATAGGTTCATTGTTGTTTTTATCAACTATAATACTCGTACCTTCTTGATCTGCATTTACAAATTTTAAGGAAGGTACAAACCTTGGTGTACTCCTAAATCCAGTTGCGGTGTGTTGTACCTTACTATTAAAAATACAAATCCTACCTGGTATAGGAGCGATACTAACAACTAAATGATCTGGATCACCTTCGATGTCATTTAAAACGTATCCTTTTAAATCTTCTCTTGTTATAAAAAACTTTGTTTCGCCTTTTTCGTTTGGTTCCCACTTACTATTGCAATAATACAATAGTGTCATATCACAATCATCATCGTGATAGTAAGCATCTTCATTTGTGGAAAAGAAATTCAGATTGCTTCTTTTATATCTATAACCTTGTAATTCTTCTATTTTGTTTGTTTCTAACCAAAGTATTTGCCACACGTTTGTATCTTCGAAACTAAAACATTGTAAACCTGTTGGTGGATTTTCTGGATTGTCTTTAGTACCCCATTTGAAAGGAACGTTTTGTATATCCTTTTCCAACATACCTATAAGGTTAGGCTTGAATACATTATCATATGTAACAATTAAATCATTAAAATAACTTGTTCTCTTCATGCCGTTGCTTTGTCTCTTTCAGCAAGATACGTTTCATTATGTATCCACTTGCCGTTTTTAATAAATCCCCACTCTTGAACTTTTTTGCCCATATAAAATAAACTCCAACATGGTAGTTCGTTGCCGTTTTCATCCTTGGCAAGTTCTAGCCTATGCAGGTCTGTAGACTTACGATAGCGGAAATGACCTGGTCCTCTCCAGAACTTGCCTTCAGGGGTATGTTCATAATACCCTCCCTTGAGAATTAAAGTCGCATAATTCCAAGGATGATCATGTAAGTCGTCAAGGTCGCTTACAAGAATCTTGTGTAACGTAATGTTAAACGGAAAGTTCTTTCTATCTTTTAGAAACACGTACCACCTAATCAAATAAGGCACTTGATTGTTTCTATCATAAATTACTCTTTTTCTGTCTTTAAAAATGTTAAACATTTTTCTTTTGTCCACTTCTATAGTCGTCTTTTACTAAATTATATATCTCCACAAATTTTTCATATTGTATTCTTAATGCTGGATAGTCTTTTATCATTTCCTGTATTGTATTTTCACTTGGCCATTTCTCATCATAATCGAAACCAAAAGACATATCCGCAAATCCAGTTTGTCCAGTCATATCCAATGAAATAGTACCATCATCGTTTGCCATACTATCTGTGCTATAAGTATAATCTGTATTAAATGTATATTCTGTACCTGTATCAGTCGTAGGATCTAGATTGCCCAGATCATTATTGCCAGTGTAAGTTATTTTATAATCACTGCTTGGCGATGCTATTGTAGAGTTCTTTGCCACTGAAGTACCTTTCTTTTAATATAAGTCTTTGTTTTTGTATGAATGTTACATATTTTTTGTAATTTTCCATATAATCAATAATACGGTCTACTACAAACTTCTTATTTAATTTGTATGTTTCAAAATCCTGTGTCCATTCACTTGGATACTTAAATTCATCTATTGCCATTTCCTTGTAACTTAACCTATCTGGAACCATAGGCAAACAGTTTACAATGGAACCTTCATACCAACTAATGCCTAATGTCTCCTGTAAGTTTGCACTAAACATAAGTTTCGCTTCACCTAATAAGTTATGATATTCATTTTTGCTTAATTGTTTTTCTTGACAAACAATAAATTCATATTGTGGTAAACTGTCTTTTAGATCATAAAATATTTCAGGCTGTTTTTCTGGAGCAATCCTATGTGGAAATAAAATTAGATTCCTTTTAGTCATGCCTTTATACATTTCAAAACTCTTATCCAAATACTCCATTGGCCAACCAACACGTTGTACCTTGCTTTTATTTGTGGTAAGTCCTATATAATTGCCGAACTCTCTAAATGCTTCTACAAAAATATTAATATGGAAATCACTTGCAAAAAAATTATGATCATAAACTTCAAACATTGACCTTTCTGCATTTCTAACCCAAGGCTTATCACCTATTAGTCTTCCTAAAAAGTCCGCAGGATCATATGAACCGGCGTGCCACAATCCACCCATTTTAACTTTAACTCCGAGCAGTTCAGCCATATATTTAAGTTGGATAACAGTAGGATTCCAAGCATCAGTATAAAGAAAGTAATCGCCGTCTTTAACTTCTCCATTACAGAACATTTCTCCTATTTTCTCTAACTGTTTGCTTTTGTAAACGTTAGTTCCTCCAAAGTTAAGAAACGCCCCAGGTGTTGTTGCCTGAGGCGTATCTCCTCCACTAATAACTTTTACATCTTGATTAGTTGCATGACGCAACTGCTTTGGAAGATATTCCTTCCATTGCTTTGTGTATCTTGTGTCAACTGCTTCTATATCAACGATGTAAATTGTCATTAGTTATACCTTCTTTTTTTAAACTTGCGTCTTGGTCTGCGTCTTACTGGACCACGTAAGAATGCAGAATAACTTTTGCTGTCTTTTTTATACAAGTCCTTTTCATCAAACTTGTATCCTTCAAACCTACAAAAACTTTCAAACTTCTCAAGGTCAGTAAAGATTTGAACCACTTCGGGGCGTTCGTCGAAATAATTACCCACGACAGTTTCTCCTCTTCTAAGTGTTATACTCGATATGAGCACCATTCTCTCCATCTTCAGAAATATCTATGTGTACTTCACGTCCACCATATTTCTCACTAATCTTTTCATAAAGATCATCACTCATCATTTCACATGATTTATAATCAAGTTCTAACGTTTTGTCATCATATAACCTCTCTAACCAACGTTTAAATTGTATAAACTCTATGTCTCTGTCATTGTGTGTAACTGCTATTGCTACCTTAAAATGAAAGATATGTCTATGTGGATATCCTAAAAAACTTACGTCATCCCAACCACCTGTTGCAAGTTTAGGATCATCAAGTGCCGCAGGATATTTGTGGATCCCTTCTTTTCTAAAAGTGACCCAAATCATTCGCTTTGCAGTATTCATAGTTCTTTCTTTTCTATCTTTTTCCATTTGTTCAGTTATCATTGTATCTGTTATACTCATTAGCATACTACCTTTTCCTTTATTTGTCAACCTCATCTGCAGGGTTATCATCATTATATTTTGTCCAATCTGTAAACTTATCTCTATCCAATAAGTCATGAACTTGATGAATCCAAACACCTGCATTGGAATGATCAAAGTCTGCGTCATCGATCTTTATACAAGCATTGTAATTTAATTCTTTTATGTGTGGAAGTTTTACACTTATCTGGCTGATGAAATTTTGATTTTGATTGAAACCCATTTCTATAACCCAATCATGATATTTTACATCATAATCTAAAGTTACCAAATACTTTTTATTTAATAATCCATTTACAAGATCTTCCCAATCTTCTTTGGGAACAAAACTTTGGTTAGCACCCAAGTAGATGTGATCGACATAATGTTTTTTCGCTTGTTCTAGAACTTCTTCCAAAGGTCTACAACCTACAACAAACAATGTGTCTTTATCAAAGGCAGGAGTTTTTTCTACTTCAAAGCCTGTGAAATAAATTACATCTTCACTTGTTCCACTTGAGTACTCACGTTTCATATTATTTGTGTCCTGCTATTTTATCTTTAACTTGTAATTTTTGTTTTTTTATATTAACAAGATGTTGTTTGGTGCTCCAAGTTCTGTCACCACGTCTTTCTTGTTCGACTTCAGATGATTTCTCATCTAAGAATCTATGTAAGTCTTGTAGACCTTTTGTTTGTTTGCTTAATCTACCTGTTGCCATTTATTTCACCTCCTCAAAAAGGTTAGCAAACTGTGTACTTGCGTTCACAGTTTTTTTTCCTGTTGCTCCTCTAGTTCCTATGATGCTCATCCAGAACTTAGAAAATTCTTCAATTACTGCTTCTGCTTCATCTCGTTTATCAGTTGCGAATATTGCCTCCACAACGTCTCGAAATAAAACCCTGTCAAAGGACTCTTCAACAAGCATTGCTGGAATGATTCCTTTGTCGTATTGTCTATTTGCTTCTTGCACTGCATTAATATGACTCCAAACATTGTGTCCCATTTGTATAGCATAAGAAAAACTATCCCACGATGTTTTTCCTTCTTTGCCTATTTTATTCAAATCACCTGGATTGTAAATACAGATATCTTTAGCAGTAAGTCCTTTAGTAATAGGACTGTCTAAGAAACTCCTGTGTTTACCTTCACGTACAAATGCTTGACTAAATGCAGTTGTATCATTTGCTAATGCTTTATCATCTATCGATGGTACCATTCGATACACCCATTTAGTTCTATCACTTGTTTCTAGTTCACAATAAATTTGACCATTTGCAGTTGCCAAGAAAGGACTAGCACAATCAAATGTAATTGTAAAGTTTTCGTTATGGTACTTACGAACTGCTCTTTGTATGTCCGTAAGTAATGTTGCCCATTCTAATTTGCTTGTACCTAAAAAGTGCATAAAGTCATGTACACCTTTTTCTAGCAATCCATCAAAACGTAAAGCAACCAATCTTTTTAACACAAGATGAACATCACACATATTTTGTCCACCCATTGACCAACCATTAAAATGTGTACCTGGATATTTTTTAGGATCACAATAATCTTTCATTTGCTGATACCAGTCTTCCGCATCTGCATGGTTTTCACCTTGTAATACATTTAAGAACTTACAATTACCATTTCTATTCTTCATAAAGTAATCGTTGTTAATACGTGTAGCATCAACGGCCTCTTGATATGAACTAATACCTGTTGCTTTAATACCAGCAGGTGACCTTGATACCCAAGCAGGAATATCAAGTATCATACCATAGTTCATATAAGCATCCATCCAAGTAAGAACTTGTTCACGTTTCTTTTTCGCTTTAGGGCAGTTAGGATCTTTCCAATCACCTTCCCATACACCCTTACCAATCTGAAAACCACCTGAATCACCTAACAACCAAGAAGTGTTACGATCTCTATCTCTGATCATAAGTTCTTTAGGTGCATCTTTGTTTACGTCCAGTTCTGCATGACCGGCCGAGTAAAGGCTCCAATTATATTCAAAGATGCTTTTACTAGGATTTAACCAATTCATACTTTCTACGTCATTCGGAAAGTTGCTAGGTACCCTAGTCTTATCTACGTATTCCTCACGTCTTTGCTTTCCTATAAACGTAGCAAAGAAACCGCTTATCGCTGGCAGGAATATTGCGTAGTCCTTTTGTTCTTGTGTTAGGTTAGTATTCAATCTAAGTCCGTCCTTATTATATGTTTTCTTAATGCTCTTACAAGTTCTTCAATTTTATCTATAATACCAATTAAACTTTTATCAGTAATATATGATTGACGTTCTCGTAATCTATCATATTCTTTTAATGAGATAGTAACTGTACCACCTTCATTTTCGTATGACATATCTTCACCATGCTCTTTATGGCTATCATACATTCTTTTTTCTTCTTCAGTCATAAACCTCCTATTTAGACTGAGCAGGCAATATGTAGTTGTATTCTGTCATTCCAGAATCAACAGTAATTTGCATAGCACCTTGATCAGATATTTTCATTGATAATTTACCATCAAGTCCAAGTATTGCTTGTACCTGTGCTACTGGCCAACTCCAACTATGTTTTAGTTCTCCATTAGCATTTGTTTCAAACACAAACTGACCTGCGTGTGTACTAGCATCACCAAAGTTAAACATTAAGTTAGTACCTTCTGATTTTACAGAAAACACTGTTTCTTCTGAGTGTGCTAAACTTTGAAACTTCATCCTTTGGATACTAGCCATTGATGGACTAAATTCAACGTCCCAACTAGCACCTTTAAATTTAACAGTCTTAAGTTTTTCCTCAATAATTTGTTTATTCATAAACCTATAATCATTTTGGAAATCACCTGTTGCATTTTCAAAGTGGATATGTGTAGGAACAGTTTCTCCGTTACGTTCTGCACTTTTCACTTCTATTTTACTATCCTTCTGATACTCAGGACATTTTAAATGAAGTGCAAGTTTATCTAAATTAGGCATACCAAATACGCCTGTAAACTCTCCAACTTTGCTTTTTGTTACTGCGGACATAATCACCGAACGGTCTTCCGCCATACTCTCAATATTTGTAGTTGCATCATCACTTGAAACTTTTACTAAATTCAAAAAGCCTAAACTGTGTGTATGTGCAACAACGTCTTGTAAGATATCTTTCATTTGCCTTTACTCCTATATTACATTATATTTAGATTTTCATCATTTGTCAAGTTCTTTTCTTGGCTGATGTAATCTATGATATCAATTTTTGAACGCCAACCCAACGCCCAAAGTTCTTTTGGATTGCTTTTATTGTCAATCCTCTCGTGTTTGTCTCCAACCGTTTCTACATAGTTGGTACAAAACCTTTTGGCAAGTTCTCGGATTGATAATGACTTGCCTGTTCCTAAATCAATAACTCCACGTACATCTACGTCAGTATCGATAAGAATTTTAATTGCCTCCATGACATCTTTGGCATGGATAAAATCTCTATAATGGTTATTAGCATACTTTACTTCATTCCTAATTAATTTTGGTATAAACATATCTTCTCTACCAACTCCTCCTACAATAGTTGTAAACCTTAAACCAATACTATTCTTTGGAGCCATTTCTTCTACAATATGTTTTGAAAGTGCATAGGGATTTCTTTCTGGTTCTTTTGCAGTACTTGAACTTGCATATATAATTTTTTTATCCTTATGGGTATCAAATAATCTTTTACTTGCCAACACGTTATTTTCCCAATAAATTTTAGGTTGTGTTAAACTTCTACGTACACCGCTTTCACCTGCTAGATGTATAACGATATCAATATCCCAATCAAGTTTGCAAGTTAATAAATTGTTTCTTTCTTTTTTATCTATTCCTATTACCACATGGCCATGGCTATTTAGGTACTTGGTTAATAGTGTACCTAAAAATCCTTTATGACCTGTTAGCAATATTTTCATTTAAATTCTTCTCTAATGTATCTTTGTAATTCGTGATCACCTACGTTTTCAGGAATACGTTTTTTATAAAACAATTCGTAACTGTCTGAACCATACTTGCCTACACCATATAATTTTGTAGCATCTTCTTTGTCCCAAGACATAAAATCTTTTGTCATCTGTCTAATTGTTGCTTCACGTCTATTGTAAAAACCTAAACTTTTTATAACTTTTATCACAGTTGACTTCCTGCTTTTTAGAAAAGATTCTGGTGTTGGCCATTTATCAAAAAATTCTGGCAATACTCTTTTTACCTGTATCCTTCCTGTTTGGTTCAAACATATGACACCTACAAAGTGTTGCCATAAATTATCAACCTGTTGTTGTACCATTAAATTAGGATCCATCATTTTCATTTGGCTTGTCTTTCTTTTCTATTTCTTCCATTTCATCTAGCATTTCATCGTATGACTTTCCAGGATTTTCCCAACTGTTGTATGCAGGCATTTCTTTATAATACGGATCGTTGTACTCTGGATCATCTACACCTTCAACTGCATTTACTTCTGGAACATAATGTTTCAACATATTTTCAACGCCTAATTTTAAAGTTATTGAACTACTTGCACAACCTGAACAAGCACCACTCATTAGCATAAGTGCAACGCCTGTTTCCATGTCAAAGTCTTTTAACTTTACAACACCACCATGCATTTCTACTCCTGGTTGAATATTATTAGCAACTATATGATTAATATTTTCTATGATTTCTTCTTTTGTTCTATCGCTCATTTTTTAACTCCAAAGTGTTTAAAAGTTGATTGGATACACTTTGCTTGATAATAACAGTCTGCCAAAGCATTATGTAATTCTTCTTGTATTGCTTTACGTGGGTCTTGTGGCATCATACTAAACACAGTTCTGCTATCTCTGATCTGCCAGAAGTTCCAAGGAAAAGGTTGACCCATTTGTTTATAAAGATGTTCTAGTATTGCATAATCAAACAATGGTCCTTGGCACCATAATTCAGTACAACCAACTGTAAACTTATTGAGTTGTCTTAAAAGTTCATTAACACTTACTCTGTCATTATCTCCAAGTGCTTCTTCTCTGATCTTAGGATCTTGTTTACCCCACCATTCTAAAGTGTTGTCATCTACAGTTCTACCTAGTTCGGTCTGTTCGTCAACATTAATACGTAGATACAATCCTGAATGAGGTTCTGTGTCACTGTAAGGATCAAACTTGATTGCTCCTACTGTAAGGATTGCACAATCATTAGTTACTCCTAATGTTTCTAAATCTATCATTCCATGTGTTGCCATTATTCTTCACCCCCAAAGTCAAATAAACTGTTAAACGTATTTTTTTGTTTAGTGCTTTCTAAGTCATAACTCAAAACACCAATCAAGTTGCCTAGTTTATTATCTATAATTGTTTCTTCCATTGCATCTCCATCAAATGGCAGTTCCTTAAACCAATCAGGCAAATGCAATTCATCTGTTGGATATGCAACACTAGTATATCCTAATGGATTCTTTTTAAGTTTACAAACAACAACTTTCATACCATCAACAATTTCTTGTGAATATTTGTCACCATTCATCTTCTTTAATGTATTCCAATTAATACTTGCTCGAACGTGTCCGGGCATATTTGCTTTACCTTGACGTTCTTCTAACTTCTGATAATGACCAATCTTGTTTGCACGTTTAGGTGAACCTTTTTCATAACCAGGACGTTTTTTAAATTCTGTTCTAAATTGTGCAACGGCATCTAGTATTTCTTTTTCTTTCTTTTCTTGTAATACCATAAGCAATAATTCACTTAAGAAGTCCTGCATAAACACCGGAGTATCTGAACGTTTAAGATCAAGACCCATTGCTTTTACTTTACCTGGCTTGCCATCTACATCTTTACGTTCTCCTTCATCATCATATATCAAAGCCGCATAACGTTTCTTTGTAATATATAATCCGCTTTCTGCAACAATCTCTCTACCTGCCGCAATTACTTCTGCTCTACTTTTAGGACAATGAAATGCTTGATGCATAAATTTTTCAAATGTTTTGTTTGCTTCTCCGCATACTTGATCATAAAGTTGTATTACACTTTCCTTTGTCCATGGAATTTGTCCTGCTTCTATTTCTTTTTTAAGGATTGGAAATGCACTAAAATAAACAGAATCAGTATCACCATATATTATGCTTTTTCCTACGTGATCATATTCCCCTGTAATAACTTTGTTTACTTCGGCGCTCATATGTTTTGCAATCGCTCTACCAGTAAGTGTAGTTGATTGGCCAATACGTTTATCAAAGAATCTACAACCTGGATTAAGAATAGCACCATATAAACTATTTAGGTTAATCTTTTTAACAAGTTGCCTTTTATCCCAAAATTCTATTTCTGCCTTGTTGCCTGCATCAATGGATTTCTTTTTCATTCCTTGCATTTCTTTACGTTCGCTATACCAACGTTTTAGAAGTCCTGGAATAACACCTTCATGCTCATATGTAAAGATAGTTCCATTTGCACTGAGCATCCATGGATTATTACTATCGTGAATTATTTTGTAAATTTGTGCACCACTCATTACTTCTGATTCACCGTTTTCAAAGTCAACAGTAATACTAACGTCTCTACGTTTTTCCATTACCGCATCATATTCAAGTGTTGCAAACTTGCCTTCCCATGCACCTGCAAAGGATTTCTTTTTCAAGTTCATTTGTTCTGTAATAAAATTTTCTGTGTGTTCGGGGCGTAGTTGTCCAACAATAGTTGCTGGATCCATATTCAATGCACGAATAACACTAGGATATAGACTGTTTAAGTCCATAGAACCTATCCACTTATGTACTCCAATCTTTGGAAATGCCACATAAGCACCAGCGGCCGCGGTATTTTCTTCATCACGTCTCGGTCTATTAGGAACTTGCATACCGCGTCTATGTGCTTCATTAACAATCGCTTGTTCAGTAACTGCGACAGCACCCATTGTGGTCTGTAGCAAAACAGTATTTGCATGAGCAAGTTCATTTGATAAATCTAAGAACTTTAGTTTTTGGTCCAACTTGTCCAGTAGTGCAACGTCTTGTCTGTTGTACTCAATGAACGTTCTGAAATCATTGTTATAAAGTTGATCGAGTGTACCTTCATACACAGTTTTCTTTTCACCAACTTCCATTTCTCCAATGGCATCAAGTCTGTAAGTATGTCTTTCTTCATATGTGTATTTACGATATAATTCTAAACTATCTAAATGCACTCTACCTATTAGGTCATAGGTTACAAGTGTTCTACCAAACTTTTCATATTCTCTTTTCTTAGGAAGTTGATCCCAAAGACAAAAACGTCTTGTATCATTTTTACTTAATACTCTAGCAACACGGTTTACACAATAAGGAATATCATAACCTTCACTGTTCCAACCTGATATAATATCTGCATCATCTATTAAATCTAAGAAAGTCTTTAACATATCTGCCTCATCACTAAACAGATGTGTGTTTGGAAAGTCTTTACATTGTTCTGTTGCTTGTTCCATTGTTAATCCTTTAGGCGGAACTGCAAGTGTTACAAGTGTATTCAACCATTGTAAATGTACGGAGATTGCAGTAATAGGCATAAATGGATCAGCCGGATCGGCAAAACCTCTTTCAGGATCAAAGTCAGTTTCAATGTCAAAAAATGCTACATTTAGTTTTGGAGCATCATGATTAAGATAATTTGTTGATAAGCATTGGAATATAGGATTGATATCGCTTTCAAACAAAGCCTTGTTTTTGTTTATTGCTAATTCTTTTCTAAAATCTTTTGTATTCTTACAAGATATCTTATTTAGAGGATCTCCATAAATGCTTTTATACTTTCCCCTTTGGTCACCATAATAAAATGTGTATCTTACTGGATATTCTGTGAAGTGTCTTTTTCCATCTTCACGACGCTCGACCACCTGTATCTGGTCTGCTTCACGATTAAAAAATGCGTCTACGTAACTCATTGCTTCTCCTATATGTCATTTGTGGCTGACAAATACCAAATAAAACGTTTATGGCCGTTTGTACCTTACTTAAAATACTCTTCTGCATCGATGGCTTTATCATCGATCCATTTATCATAATGTGGTTTGCCTAGTCTTATGCTTGTTGACTTGACTCCCCATTCGCCTAGTTGCCTTTTAGTGAACTCTGTCCAATCTTTACCGGACTTGGCACCACGTGCCGTCCAATAATGTATTTCATTGCCTTCATCAAATAATTTGTTAAGCCTATCAATACGATCATACCTTGGTTCACTGCTATCATAATTATTACCTTTAGTATAACATATTGTTCCGTCGATGTCAACCATGTAAATCAATATTTAGATCCTTTCGGTGTATCAAAAAAGTGTTCATCACCCATTGCTTCTCTTATCTTTCTAAAAACCATATTATGTGGATATGTTTTATAATAATCCGTTTTGTATAGTTTTTCACTTGCCTTTTTGGTTTCTGTTAGCCTTTGTATTATAAACAATCTTATAGTTGGATCGTTTAATTCATTTTTGTAATGATCATAATTGTATTCTATAAACAATAAATCTCTTTCTGTAAAATAAGGTGTCTTGCATAATCCAATTAAATCTTGTCCTTCATTTCTGTCTTTTACGCCATGCAATACTATCAATAGTCCATGCACACCATCATCATATGGAAAATTTATCATGTGTTTCATGATATCCATGTATTGGTCTGTATGAATTATTGGAACTTTTGAACTGTATGCCCAGGGACATCTCGCAGTTGAACCATCTTCTGGTGCTGAAAGTTCTTTTAAATGTTTGTCTAACCAATTATCTATTCTTTTCTTTTCTGACTCATTTACCATGCAATTATGATTCCACCTATACCAACTAATGCAAGAATAGAATTAGTTATTATAAGACTCCATTCTTTCCATATAATTGATACTGCTAACCATATAAGTCCACCGCAGGCAAGTACTAAAGGTCCTAATGGATAAAGTTCTTTCTGCGTGTTAATAGCAGTACCGATTATCAACACCGTTGTTGCTAACCATTTTAGATAAAAAGTAATATCTTTATTTGTCTTTTCCAACTGTCACCACCAATGTTTCGAGATCGTCAAAAGCATCAGCATGAGCCTGCCAGTCACCTTTATGTGCAATTTTGATTGCCTTATTAATAAGTGTAGGTTTGATTTCTAGTTCTTCTGCTATTGCCTTAACTGTATCTCTTAAGCCTGTTTGTAAATCTTCAATTTCTTGCATAACTGTCGCGCCTTCATTAACCAAACGTTCCAGTTTTGCTTTTTCGTCCGGTCCATATGTTCTATCAGACATTTTATTCTCCTAGTTAATTGTGTAATTATATACTCGTGTACTAACAATGTCAAGTTAATTTTATTTAACTTTAACAACTTTTGGTTTATCTGTATCTGGCTGTATTATTTGGATTCTTCGTCTTTGGTTTTGTATTGCCATTCATCAGTATGACCTACTGCCCATTTTGGTGTGTTTTCAACTGTATAATTTTGAGTGCATACTTTGAAATCTGGTATTTTCTTTTCTGGATGTACCAAACTTTGATCTGTGAATACAGTTCTGTTATTTGGTTGTGCGGCAAATTGACCGTTGTCTAATTTTATTATGTTAAATGTTTTGTGTTCTGGATCATGCTCTGAAAAATTTATATCAATAGTTGAATGTTGTGTATGACAGGTATCAAGTGTAAACATATATTCGCCCTTGTGCATTTTTTTATCTTTGCCAAAAAATTCGCAGTTTGCTAACATAGGTTTTTTGATAACAGTAATATCATAATCAAAACAATCCCAAATTTGAAGTGTGTCTAATGGCAGTTGATCATCTTTATTATAATCTTCTTTCCAAACAAATGCTGATATAGGAAGTTTGTCATACAATGCACCATAGTCTGTGAGTAGAGTTTCGAAGTACAATGCTTTACCCATTATACTTCTGATTGATATCCATATTCCAGGAGTAAGTTCGCCATGGCCTTTTTGATGATCGTATAGATATTCTTTTTTTACGTA